TGCTTAATCTTCATCAAGATTTGCTCTAAATCCATCAAGTCGTTCTCCAAATCCTCAAGATTATCCGGCAGAACACCGGCTACGCCTTGTTGGTCGATGAGTAGTTTGACCTGTGCTATGTTCTGATCCATCATGGTGAATGGCTCAAGGAGGGCATCGAGGCCGAGGCCCACATCGGACTTCGGTGGACTTCCTTGTCCGGGTATGCCCCCTGCTGCTTGTTCTTGGATTGGTTGAACATTCTGAAGCCCACCCATCCCCATCTCGCCCAATGCACCCATGGAAGGGTCTTGCTTGCGGATAATATCGTCACGGACACGCACGGCTCGGAGTCTGTCTGCGAGAGAACCGCTTGAACTCCATGCCATTCTTTCTCACTCCATATTAACGGAGCCTCTGCCTTCTTCTAAAGAGGCATGACCCCTGCAAGCATCTAAGGCTCTCCAAGCGGCATCCTCCGAGTGTTCTCCACAGAAATAGAAGTGATCGCCACCGGCATTACACGATTCTAATTCCGTTTCATAAACATCCATGCCACATACAAAACACTCTGGAGCATCTCTTCCGGCGGTGTAAATCCTACCGGGCGAATCAACCTCATCACCGGGTCGGACAAGACCCATATCTTTACGAATAGGAATGCAAGTTTTCCACGCTTTTTCAAATGCCGTCATCGTTCTCCCTCAATATACCGTGTGCGGGCGGTAAATCTTGTCTGTCCTGCCCGCACGGACGACACCGAGAGCGATAGCACCGTCATTGGCTGATACGCTACCTTCATTGTTATCGAATTTGAGAATCTGACCGAGTTGGTGGTCTTCCTTTTCTGCGGTCTTTGCTAGTTTGTCATAGAGTCCTAGATCGTCTGAAAGCATCGTCAATGCATTCTTGGCATCATTAAGGTGCTTCTCTATGTCATCTCTGTTGTTGTGGTCTATTGCCTTCTGCATTGCTTCGACGGATGCCAACGCTCTCCGAGCCATTGGATCCATCTTCTTGAGGCTAAATAACTGGTCGTCACTCATGTGGCTCGCCCCCGTTAGAAAAACCATGCTTAATGAGAATTCCCCCTTTCACTACCTGAGAATTTACGGTCGATACGCTTGATAGCGTCATCAGCATTACTGATTTTCTTACCACCCATTCCCTTGTCTCGCTTGTCTCCCTTCTTGCCTCTGCTCGATGCTCCATCATGCCTCTTCATATGTTGAGGAGATTTGCTGGCTCTTGCTTGCTCGCCATGGTCTGTTTCAGTAAGTGGCTTCAATTCCGTGCCACGAGTGGTGTGCTTGGCTTGACGGAGTTCCATGGACTTTACGATAGACCATGCCACATCAAACGCTGTCATCAGTTTCGTCCTCCATTTCACGCAATTTTCGATATATCCGATATGATCTTTGGCTTGGGTATCTATGCATATTCGGCATTATAAATTCATATTCCGGCATTTCCCTTTGTAATAACCGTTTCATATCGTTCATTTTTCCGTAAGCCGTGGGGGCTAACCTCGTATCAACTTCCTCCCATGCATCGGGGTCTTCACGATAAGTCATAGTATCATCACCCCATAGTGTGCGGTTTCGTGCTAAATCTCGTGCAACATAAATTGGGTTTTCGGGGTCACATTCCCTGCACTCACAGTTTTTCCAATGACCCTCGGTCTTTACAATGCCCCAAGCCGTATCAAACGCTGTCATTTGGGAGGGCCTCCTTGTGGGGGAGGTGCGCCACCCGGAGGAGGCGGTGCGCCACCTCCTTGTTGCTGTCCTTGAGCCGCCGCCGCTTGCGCTTCCTTCTCTGCAATCTCCTCTTCAGAGGGTTCTCTGTAATCGAAGTTGAGGAATTTGTCATCTATCTGATCCCTTAACTTGGCCTCATACCCGGATTGCTTCATCTGCATCATGTTGCGGATAGCCATCTCATCCCTGCGGAGTTGCATGATTTCATCCTCTTCCTCGTGTGGAGTCAGAGTGAGTGTCCATTCGCTGATGTCAAATGCGTCCATGAGCATAGGGAATATGACTCGGTTGTATATCGACTGAGCATATGATATTGCTCTGTTGCTAACGACGATTTGCATACCCTCATTGTTCAGACCCCCTCCTGACACATCATTCATGAATACGTTAGAGACACCATAGTATGCAGATATTCGCTGTCTGATGTCATCCTTGATTGGGATATACTGCAATTCCTCAAGCGTGTCCATCATACGGACATACTCAAGTCCACCACGACCCGATTCGGTTTCGACTCCGATTGTTGGCACATAGTTTGGATCACGCTCAAGATGCTCTTGGATGTTCCTCGCTGTCCTCTCGACAGTCTCCATGTTGGATGACTTGATTACCATGACCCCTCTTGGCATCCTTCTCTTCTGATATGCCGAATAGACGTAGTTATCCATAGCGATGAGAGTATTGACTTGCCTCCACATGGTAGCAACAGGACTACGACCATACAACTTGGATGGCGACCACTTGCTGATATGGATGACTTCTCCCTCAGTATAGACCTGTCCGTTGCCCACACCTGCTAGGTTGATGTAATGAACAGGAACTACCGGCATACCTGAGATAGGACATTTGTCGGTGGAATCGCTCGTTCTGAATGATCTGTCTAGCAGACTGGTGTATTGCGTCCCACCCCTTATCCCTCTCTTGTCAGAGAGGATACGCATGAATATGGGGTCTGCCCTTGACACCTCTTTGATTCTGAAGAATGCTGGTTGCTGTGTCTTGGGATCGACGAAATACTCCTTAGTCAAGATGATGTATGCATCATCAACGATATTCAAATCCATCTCAATCTCACGAAGAATCTCTATGAAATTCTGAGTCATTCGGTTATTGTTGCCGAGAATCGCATCTGCGTATTCGATCTGCCCTCTATCCGGTTTCCTCACTTCACCACCACAGGCTTTGCATTCATCCACCTGTTGCTGGTATTCCTCTTCACAGTCTATGCACTTGCATACGAATTTGGCCTTCCAGTCCCATCCCTTCCTAAATGTCTCAACAGAAAGGTGCTGGAGTATGGAACGCAAGACCATGCATTCGTAAGCAGCAGCATAGAGAGCAGGGATGGTGATTCCTTGGAGAAGCGGAGGTTCTTGAACACCTTGGGTGAATAGGGGCATTGATGGAACAGGCGTTGAATGCCTCTCCATATCGACGCCTATGGCAGAGAATACCCTCTCCATTCTCTTCTCATCAACCACTTGACATCACCATCTCCCTCTTCCCGGCCATATCCTCATCCGAGAGGTTATGCCTTTTGAGCAGTTTCATTTGATCGTCGGGTTCCATGCTCTCATATGCTAAGACAAGAAGCGCATCTTGATCCCCTTTCATGGCTTTGAGCATCTTGCTTGCATCGGGACAATGACCGTTTAGATGCGGCTCTGCTTTTTCCAAAGCCGCCCTAACTGCTATTTCACCTAGTATCTCTAGGCCCTTGCCCTTTGCTGAAACATTGGCAACGTCTAGTTCCTTCTGCAAAGCAGAGGCATACCATGGTGCTGTTGGTGCATTAAATTGAATCTCGATGCGAGGATTGTATCGTGCATCCATCTTGAATATGGCTCCATTCTCCAACAACCCCGCTAGGAACCTATCAGAGTCCTTCAACAAAACATCTCTTCTTCGTATATCATAAAAAAGACCACGACCTTGGCTCTTGCTGAACTGTCCTACTGAAATTATATCGAATAAAAAGCCATGGGATTTGATGAGGGATGAAATCTCTGCGGGACTCGCTTGCACACCATACGTCTTGAGTGTCTGGGCATTCAAGGCCCCCCTATTGTGAAGTATCTCTCTGCACTTGAACAATATGTTTCTTTCACGATTTGAGAGTCTCTCTTCTTCATCAATGGTCTTGCGCCACTCTCTCTTGGCAATTTCCTTACCGGACTCATCAGACGATTCCCATGACTTCACAAAGCGTCTGAAAGGCAGATCCAATCGTTCGGCATTGGTATTCAAACAGTCATAGTCCTTGTCTGTAAGGGGTATTTCATGAACGAGATCGGGGGAAACACCAGTAAAGTGAGATAGAATGGCTTGCTTTTCCATTTTCAGCAGAGGTTGTATGGCATCGAGAGCCTTGATATGCTTTGATTTGATTAACAGATCGGATAACTCCCTGCCAGTCATGGAGAAGTTATCCACAAACCAAAATCTGTCTATGGATGCAAGTTTTTCTTCGGGAAGTGGTGCGGCATCCGGTAGCATAGTGTCATTCTGCCCTTCGTCCGAACCATCCATAGAAGTGGTTCCGACTTCAGCCTCCTCTCTTGGATCGACTGGTTTGGGCTTGTTTGCCTGTTGCTGCAACTCCTCTAATTTCTTCTGAGCCGCATCGGCTTCTAACTGCGCCGCTTCTATCTCTGCATTCTTTCTCAATGAAGAAACCAAGTCATCCACTCCTTGAATGGGTTTCAAGTAGTCCTTATGCATCGGCCCACCCCAACCTATTCTGCCATGTCTCACCATCTAGGATTATTATATTCTCCCTATACTCCTTGGTCGCTTGCACCGAAAGTGCAAGGGCAATCACCATGTCGTCATGCGCCCCAAGACTCTCCATCTTACCATTGTCAAGCATGGTGAACATGGATAATTCATTCAACAGAGTGTTCATGTGTCGCTTGGTTGCACCTTCATCCTTGTATGGGACAATGAGGTGCTTCTGCTCAAAATGGAGTTGAAGCGAATGAATCAAAGCCTCCTTCTTCATCCTACTCATGTTGAATGGTTTGATTGGCAAATCGCTGATTTCTTGAAGAACCTGATTGAATGCCATGGCGAAATTGTTAGTCTCTAGTTCGATTATAACGGGATTGAATCGAGCATTGAGTTCTATGATCTTGTCAATCTGCTGATTGAAATCCATGTTCTTCTCATGGTGGACATGAATCACTCGCTTGTGACGATTCTCATCCATGCCTATGACGATCATGCAAGTATAGTCTGCTCTCCTATCTGCGCTGATTGCTGGATCCCATCCTATGTAGTAATTCAATGACTCATCGGGATCAGGGTAGTATGAAAGAGCGAGCGAATCGTCTTTGACCCTCTCAAGCATCTCCTCCGGGAACAGGCTTGCCTCACTTGCTATCGGTTTGCATAGATACTCACGAGTGAATGCTATGGAGGTCATCTCCCCCCTCCTCGTATTCAAAGCATCGAGATTCCACCTCTCAGGCCATAATGGCTCTCCTGTCGCTTCGTTGATTGCCGGATACTCATTTACGCAATATCCCTCAAGACTTCTCAGTTCCGCATACAGATCTGTGAAAGAGAATGGTGTCCCCACCACGCAGAGTTGGGCCGTGTGGTGGAGGACTGGCAATAATGCGGTATAGAACCATGTGGATATGGACTTCAATTGGGTGTCTGCCTCACTAGACAATATATCGTCAAGAATCACAATGTCGGGGTGCGCCCCACGAACGGCCTTACCGATTGACATAGCACGAATGGAAGACTTGTTTGACATCTTGAACAACTGCTTGGCCCAACCCCTAGCGGGTTTCAAGTGCGCCAAGGCAGGTGTAGTGACAATCAACTCATCCAACTTAGCCATGTGGTCTATGGACTGGTGCTGGCTGTGGCTGAAGAAGAGAACCTCTGTGCCGGGATTGTAAGCCATCTTCCACAGGAGATAGACTCTGAAGAAAACCGACTTGCCATGATCACGGCTGGCTATGACGCAGATCTTGTTATGCTCCTCTGCATTCTCATACCACTCCTTGTGGAAATGTGCTAACTGGAAGCCACAGATGTCCTCAAAGAAGAAACGGAAATCACGACGCCCCATTTCCCAATCGACTTTGCTTGTCAGTTCAAGCATCGCTTCATTGGACATCTTTACCCCACCCCGATGGCAACAGACTCATGTCATCACCCACGGGGTTGCTCTTGGCAAACACGGATGCGGGCAACAGCGAAAGGTCATCGCCCTCAACCGTTTCAAAACCGGACAAATCCACTTTCTCAACGTGATTCTCTTCGGTTATGAATTCCTCAATAATCGAATGCTCGACCTCAGTAGCGGGTGCTGGTTCCTTCCTTATCTTGAAAGCGTCCGTGGAATAGAATGGATTGTCAAAGGGATTCTCCACGATAGTCCATGGCTCTGACCTCTCAACGATGTCATCCCTTTGTATTGGCTGATCGTCTTCCTCCTCTGCCTCTTGCCGAGGCGCAGGGAGAGCCAATTGTTGAGGGGCTTCTTCTGGAGGGGCTTCTTCTGGTTCTGGTTGAGGATCGGGAGCGAAACGTGGTGCTATGCGAGCAGCCAACGCTGCGCTACTGCCATCGGTGGTGTCTCCTAAAGATGCTCTATCCATAACACGAGCAAGTTCCCTATCGTATTGATCACGATGAAGGGGTTCTCTAATGGGCTTATTCGTCCTATTATCGGTTCCCCAATCCTTGCCCCTCTCAATGTCTGATATGAAACGCAAGGTATTCTCTTCCTGCTTCTTGCGCCGACCAGAAAGGAAATCACCAATTTTATCACTAATTAGGCCCTTCTCTATGTCTTGGCGGATTGCTAGGGTCGATGCCATTTCTTCGGCCTTGGTGTAGTCTCCCTGTGCGTATGCTCGTAATTGCTCATCACCCTTCCTTCTTTGGTATGCGTTATAGCCGCCTCGCAGTAATCCCGACAACCCGCCCGTCAGAACATTGGAGACTACGCCTGTGCCAATGCCGCCCCTTGTCTGTGAACGTGCCTGTGCGTTTGCGGCTAAGGCATCTTGCGCCGCTTTACTTCCGCCTACGCCCGCACCTGCGCCCGCACCTGCACCTGCACCACCAGCACCTGCGCCACCCACACCGGGAGGTGAGCCACCGACGTTCACATTTACTGATTGGCTC